GCCGCAGCTAATGCAAATTGATAATGTGTCGTGTCGTAGGGACCGTGCGGCAAGATAAAATTAATTACGCTGTTATCAATCAGTGTCGGCGCGGTCATATAAAATGTTATAGCCATTGATATTTATTTCAGTTGGCTGCCGAGTTTACAACAACGATGATGGATTCTCAACCTGAGCGACACGCTACTCCCGACCGAGACTTGTTCGCTGAGCAAGATTTAGAAGAGGACTTGATGGACTTAATGCCTGATATTGAGAACCCAAGGGAGTCGTGCCAAGATTATGGACAAGGAGCTGCAATGAAGCAACTCGCTTTAGCTGAAAACGATTTTATCAGTACCAACGTTACTACTAACGTCGAATTCAATACTAACAATTACTTCCCGCAAACGCCAGATTGCCAAGACGCAAAGAGCTTTGTCAACGGAACCCAAAATTTGGTGAGGTTTTGCGAAACTAAAAACTTTTACGTGTATACGATCTCGTCACAATGTCCGACGCCTCACTACTTGGGTCATTGCCAGTCTCCTGTGCAACTATACAGCCAGATGGCCGAGAGCAAGACGGATATGGGCGTGTATGATATAATGTTGAATAGATCAAGATATCTTATATCATACAACTATGCCAAAACAGTGATGCCCATACCACCACAAGAAGAAATGAACGACATAAACTGTGTCACTTTACGCACTCCTAAAACTGAACAATTTAAAATTGAACTCATTGACATGTTTAAAATTAAATTTGTTCATGTGCGTAACCAGATGATTATGCTGATGGTCAATTTGTCACAGCACGACAATTCGATCATCTTTAAAAACATTTGGAGTATGGTTGCGGACGAATCGTTGTATTCGCTGCCGTTTTGTAAGAATTATGTGACTGATTCTGGCAGCACCGTAAGTAGCCGAGCATTGATGTCCCACAAAGAAGAGAAGAACAATGATGTCGGCCACCCCTATGTTGAAAGCATACTGAAGGCTTCTTTAAAGCTATCATTTCAAAAGGTCAATCTACCAGGAGACATAGAAGAATTGAGCAAAAAATTGAAGCATGAATACGAGACGAAACCATCTAAACACTCTGAAAACAAGGACACCATTAAATTTAGCTACAAATATGGTAGTATTGCCAAAATGTACTTTGGTGCTCCATTATGCAACGGTTTGACTCGCATCAAAGTGGAACGAATAGGAGACGCTGGTATGATAGTTGATTATGTAAACCAGTCGGGAAAACGTTACACGGATCAAGACAGCTTTATCATGATTCATCTGTGTAACGGAGGACGAGTAATCATTACCAAAACCAAGGATGTGTTTGTTTGGATTGTTAGCCAACTCAATCCCGACGAATTAAACATTGATTACTTGTTGCCTAGTCTCCATTTTGGTAAACATCATATCTATACGCAAAGCAGACTTGGCAAAGTGGAAATGTATCGCCGTCACAACATTTTGCTATGGTTCGCTAGCTTATATTTTAACAATACCATAAGTTTGGAAGACATGGACGAGCAGATGAGCTTGTATTGCAGAAAAATCAAAACCAGCGACGACACAGTTAGCGAATCTGCAGCTAAAAACTTTCAGATGATGGTAGCGGAAACAGTTTGTGAAACCACTAGCGCTGTGGAAGAGGCTAATAATGAAGCCGCTAGTTCTGACTACGACGTTAGTTCTGAAGAAGAAGAATCTGCTACTATAGAAAAAGCTACTTCTTCTGCTGATGACAACAGCAGTGACTATGATATGCCTCCTGTAGCTCCTATTGCCAAAAAGCGTAAAGCTGAAGATGCGGTTGTCAAGACCAACAAAGTGCAATCTGTTGGCAAACAACCAAAAAAGAAATATTTAACCAAGAAACCAAAGGTTTAGATTATAAGTTTTTATATTGTATAAGCGACTTGTGATTTACTGTAAGCAATAAATAAATATTTTTGAGAATATGAATATTTTTTCTGGTCTCAGGCGCACCAATAAATTGTATCCAAACAATAATTCTTTCATAACAGACAATGCCAATCTAGTCATACCCAATACCCCATCAGGGTTCGGCAATGTGTTTACCAACCCGAACACTATAAATATAGGCAATAATAGACATGTTCCAGGTTATGGTAGCGCTAACAATTTTTTGCCGTCGAATGCGGTTAATAGTGCTATGAGAAACAATGATGTGTCTAGTTTGCGTAACATCTTCAATGTTAACGACACTCAGATATCGGGTCTAACGCAAATACGGCGTTCTAACAATATACCTGATGCGGGCCTACACGCTAATTTTTTGCGTAGGAATGCGATTAAATCAAACTATCCTAATTTGAGAACACGCACTGCTCAAGGCGTTGACAATGCTCTTGTTGCGCAACCCAGATTGAGCGCATATTTAAAAAATATAGGTATCGCATCATTGGCAGGGGTAGGTGTCGTGTTGGTGTTGAAAGGCGTCAATTTGGTTCAAGACATCATCGATGCTCTGAATCGAACGGGCGGTAGTTTTTTTCATGAGGGATTGAATGGTGGCGACGAAGCCATACATTGCATTTTGCGACATCGATCGTGTGGTATCAATCCCAACGATATACCAAGTGACATGTTGTGTGCATTCGATCCCATTTTTCCGAATAGCGAAGATTTACCGGAATTGTTGTCGATATGTCAAGGGTTCAATTATGAACGCGAAGGTTCGGTTTGTCGCGCTAGTGATCCCAATGCCGATCCCGACACGTATCAGTATGTTGACATTTCGTCTCTCACCGCAGACAGAACATTGTCCTGCATCGAGCCGTACGACTTGGCAGATCTCGTCGGCGATCTCGGTCTGGATTGGTTGTTGGACGACGACGGACTCATCAATCAATCTTCCAACAGTAGTCAAAGCGTAAGTAACTCTCTTCTACCACTCATCATTATAGTAGGCGTAGTATTGTTATTGGCCATTATAGGTTATGTGTTGTTTAAACGAATGGCATCAACACCATTGCCGCAACAACAAAGCGTGCGTCAATAATGCATGCTGTAGCCAGATAAGATCGAGATGAAAATTACTACATTATTGATCGTCTCTATTACTATATTTGCAAACTACTGCTACTCAATTAAAAAAGACAGCATGAGCATCGTCGACAACTGTAGTGATGCAATTAATTGCATTCAAAATATAAGCTCCGTTATGTCATCCAATTTGACAACTGTCGATCAAGACGACGCGACAGAGGCCCGGTCTTATACAAAGATGGGGTTTGTCGTCTTTTTTTTAGTCATAGTCATCTACGTTAGATTAGGCTCCATGAGGTGTTCGTGTTGCAGGCGCAAATTTAAATCGTTAGCTCAAGATCCACATGAACATATTCAAATCAATATACAAGACGAGCGTAAAATGATACAAACCACTCAAGATGAACACAATATTGGTTCGCATAGATTAGTTTCTATTGAGCCTATAACACGACTGGATTACAATTCTTCACAGGCTTAAACGAACTATCGTGCCAATTTAAAATTAAATTGGTGCGCCGGTTCGTCGCGTTCGACGATTCAATCAAGCGATTTAATTTTAAATTGCTGCGATAGTTCGTACAATGGAACCTAATGACGTCACATTAGTTGATTGAAGTATGAAAACGATCTATCGTACAAATTTAATTTTAAATTGGTGCGATGAATCGTTTTCACATTACTTGATTGAAGTATGAAAACGATCTATCGTACAAATTTAATTTTAAATTGGTGCGATAGATCGGTGTTGTGACGTCATTTAGACGATCTATCGTACAAATTTAAAATTAAATTTGTGCGATAGATTGTTTCACCAATACACGATGAAACGATCCGTCGCACCAATTTAATTTTAAATTTGTACGATAGATTGTTTCACCAGAGATAAGAATGAAACGATCCGTCGCGCCAATTTAATTTTAAATTTGTACGATAGATTGTTTCACCAGTACGATTGTTTCACGTACACGGAGATAAGAATGAAACGATCCGTCGCACCAATTTAAAATTAAATTTGTACGATAGATTGTTTCACCAAACGATCCGTCGCACCAATTTAATTTTAAATTTGTACGATAGATCGTTAAAGTTTTATTCACA